TGACGCTGCGATCGCTCAGGTCTGGGACTGGTGGGAGAGCGATCGCCACGCCGTGTATCGCGCCAAGTGCCCGGATTGCGGCGAATGGAAGGTTGATAACGAGCATGCCGGCTTTCAGGCGAGCAAGCTCTACAGCCCGTGGCAGAAAGACAAGCCGTCCGACATTGCGGCGAAATGGCTGAAGGCCGAAGGCGACGAAGAGAAGAAGCAGACCTGGTGGAACACGCAGGCCGGTATGCCGTATCGCCCGAACTCGGGCAAGGTGCTTCGCCTCGAGGCGCTGGTTGCGCGCGGCGAACGCTGGGCGGCGGAAGTGCCCGATGGCGTCGCCGTGATCACGATCGGCGTTGACACACAGGACTATCGCTTCGAAGTTGAGGTCGTTGGTTGGGGGCGCAACGAAGAGAGCTGGTCGATTGCCTATGAGGTGATCGAAGGCGACATGGAAACGCCTGATCCGTGGGAGCGGCTCGACGCGCTGTTGAATCGTATCTGGCATCGCGCGGACGGGCGCCCGTTCGAAGCGATGGCGGTTTGTATCGACTCGGGCGGCCACCACACGCAGAAGGTCTACGACTTCTCGAAAGCGCGTCTCGGTCGGAAGGTCTGGGCGATCAAGGGCGAGTCGGCAGTCAGCGGCAAGCGCAATCCAGTCTGGCCGATCAAGAGGCCGACGCGAAAGACCAAAGCGTCTTTCCGTCCGGTGATTCTCGGCGTTAATGCGGCGAAGGACACGATCCGGAACCGCCTGCACGTCGAAGGACCGGGTCCGGGCTACATGCACTTCCCGAACGACCGCGACATCGGCTACTTCGAGCAGCTCACGTCGGAGCGATCCGTCGTGAAGGTCTCCGGCGGCCAGAAATATCGGGTGTGGGAACTGCCGTCAGGTCGCGCGAACGAAGCGCTCGATTGCCGCGTGTATGCATATGCCGCGCTATGTGGGCTTACGCATCTCGGCATGAAGCTGAATCGCCGTGCAGATCTTGTTGCGCAGCCGCTTGATTACGACGTTTCGCAGCAGACATGGACGCCGCGTCCGGCGGATCAACAGACGCCTCAGCAGCCTGCGGCGCCGACGCCGTCAACAACTGATGTCAAACCGGCCAGGAAGAAACTGACCGGTCGACTCGCATAGGAAAGCAATGGCAATCACGGATGGGATGAGCACCGTCGACATGCAGTCGAGATTGGCCGCGCTGCAGGCGGCCTATTTCGACCTGTCGACGGGCGCGAAGATCGTGACGGCCACTTACAACCAGGGCGACGGCACGAAGTCGGTGACGTATCAGCAGACCGACATTGCACAGATTCAACGAAGCATCCTGATGCTCCAGAAAGCATTGGGGATCATCTGCCACTACCCGCGCGCGCGAAGGGTTCTCTTCTAAATGTCACTCATCGTCGATTCTTCTGGCAAACCCTTCGGGGATCTGCCGGCCGGCGGTCGTGCGCGCGCGGATTCTGGATCGATCGTTCCGGGCAACATGCGGGTGTCGAATTCCAGTCTCTTTCCGTATGACGCCGCGAGCTACCAGAAGCAGGAGATGGGCGACTGGTATCCGTGGGTTCGCTCGCCCGATTCGGAAATCAATGTTTCCCGCGACATCATGGTGTCGCGTTCGCGCGACCTCGCGCGGAATGATGGCTGGGCAAGCGGCGGCATCACCCGGATTCTGGACAACACGATCGGCGCACACATGCGCCTGTCGGCGAACCCGGACTATCGCGCGTTGGCGATGTTCGAAAAGGGCTTCGACGTAACGTGGGCCGATGAATTCCGGCGCGCCGTAGAGGCTTTATGGCGCGGGTTTTCAGAGGACATTGGTCATTGGAATGATGTGTCGCGTCAACTCACGCTGTCGCAGCAACTTCGCCTCGCGATGCGCCACAAGCTCATTGACGGCGAGGACCTTTTCCTTGCCTATTGGATGCCAGAGCGCGTCGGCATAGGCGCTGCCAAATACGCCACGTCTTTTCTTCTCGTCGACCCTGACCGCCTGTCGAATCCGTATCAGATGCTTGATACGAAGTATTTGCGCGGTGGTGTCGAGATCGACGATTACGGCGTCCCTATTGCGTACCACATCCGCAAGGCGCATCAGAATGACTGGTACAACTCGGCCGAGAGCATGGTCTGGGAGCGCGTCGAGCGCGAGGATGAAGACGGCTGGCGCCGTGTGATCCATGACTTTGAGCGTGATCGCGCCGGACAGAATCGCGGTATTGGTGTGTTCACGCCGGTCCTTGCGCACGCGAAAATGTTGGCCCGCTACTACGGCGTCGAGCTGCAAGCGGCAACCGTCGCGACGATCTTCGGCACATACGTGACCAGCCCCTACGACCCGAAGATGGTCGAGGCGGCGATGGATAGCGATGGCGAAGAGCTTGGGTTCTATCAAGACCTTCGCGCCGACTGGTCCAAAGAGCGGCCGGCGATGTTGAATGGCGTGCGCGTTCCGACGCTCGCGCCGGGCGAAGAGATCAAGCAGGTTGCGGCTGCGCATCCTCATGACGGCTTTGGGGACTTTGCGCACGAAATGCTCCGATCGATCGCTGCTGCGCTTGGCGTATCAGCTGAGCAGATCACACAGGACTGGTCGCGCACCAACTATTCCAGCGCTCGAGCCGCGATGCTCGAAAGCTGGAAGACGCTGAGTCGGCGCAGTACTGAATTCAAGTATGGGACTGCGGGCCCGCTGTATTCGTGCTGGCTTCATGAGGTAATGGAGACCGGTTTATTGAAGGATGTTCTCCCGCGAAATGCTCCGAGTTTCATGGAGGCCGCCACGGCTTATTCGCGTTGCGATTTCCTTGGTGTCGGTCGTGGATATGTAGACGTCACCAAGGAGGCTGCCGGCGCCGTCATGCGCATGGATGGCCGCCTGAGTTCGCTTCGCGACGAAAACCGCGAGCAGGCAAAAGATTGGGAGGAGGTTCTCCATCAGCAGGCTCTCGAAGTGAAGATGATGAATGAACTCGGCCTGAATCTTCCTGGGTGGGCCGCTGGCGTCGCTGCTGCCGAGGCATCCAAGCCGCAAGAAACGCCTCAGCCACAATAAACGCCTTTTCGATAAGTTTTCCGCGCGCCCTATGTGGCGCGTTTTCATTTCCGCCACTGAAATTGCATGGAAAGAGAAACAAAAATCTATGTGTTGCGCGACCCGCGCACGAATGCAATTCGGTACGTTGGAAAGACGGTTCGAAGCCTTGTACGACGGTTGAGCGCCCATATTCTTAGGAGCGGTGAAAAGCGTACGCATCGCGATTGCTGGATAGCGGGACTTTTGATGGCTGGGTTGAAGCCGGTCATTGAGCCGATTGATGTTGCCGGCGATGATTGGGCAGAAAAAGAGCGCTTTTGGATCGCTCATTTTCGGGCCGCCGGTTGCGATTTGACGAACCAAACTGACGGCGGTGAGGGGACGCCAGGGCTGGAAGTGCCGGCGCATCTCCGAGCTCAAATTTCAGCCCAGCAGTCTGCCCGCATGACCCCGGAATATCGTAAGCATGTCGGCGAGAAATCAAGGGAGGCGTGGACACCCGAGCGTCGCGCCGAATGGGGCGCCAGGATGTCAGCGCGTTACACGCCCGAAGAGCGCGAAAGGCGGTCGAAGCAATTCAGTACCCCAGAAATGCTTGCATTGCAGAGGGCGAAGCAAGCGGAGGTCTGGACGCCTGAGAGACGCGCCGCTCGATCCGCGCAGGTGAAAGCGCAGATGACTCCGGAGCGGGTTGCCGCACACAAAGCGAGGCTTAAGAAGACGACGGCTGATCCGGAGTGGAAGGCGAAGCATTCGGAGCGGGAAAGGTCGAAGTGGACGCCGGAGATGAGGGCTGCGCAGGCTGAGCGCACGCGCGCGCAGTTCGCCGCGAAGCGTGCATTAATTCAAAGCGAGTCCCAATGAAAAACTATCCGTTCGCAGCGGCTCGTGTTTTCGACGTGCCGCTGGCGATCCATCCCACAAAGGGTCAGGTGATCGCGAAGGCGCTCGCGAGCCGATTCGGTATTGCCGACGTTGAGTTTGCAGGTGGCGCACCTGCAGTCGTGAGGCCGATGGCTTACGACGAGTGGGACGAAGGCCCTAGCACGAAGTACGAAGAGACGCCGTATGACTTCAATCAAGGCGTCGCGATCATCGATGTGTCGGGTACGCTGGTTCAGAAAAGCAGCAATCTGCGGCCGTACTCGGGGATGCTCGGCTATAACGCAATCCGCCACAATTTTCTTGCCGCTCTGAACGATGACAAGGTCAAGGCGATCGCGCTATCAATCGACTCGCCCGGGGGCGAGGTCGCTGGGTGCTTCGATATGGCCGACCTCATCTATGAGTCCCGCAGCATCAAGCCGACGCTCGCGATACTCAATGAGTGTGCATATAGCGCTGCTTATGCCCTGGCGAGTGCCTGTGAGCAGATCACGGTTCCCCGCACTGGAGGTACCGGCAGCGTCGGCGTTATCTGCATGCATCTCGACCAGAGCAAGGCGATCGACAAAGCCGGTCTGACCGTCACGATCATCAAATACGGCGACCGCAAAGCGGATGGAAACCAGTTCAGCCCATTGTCAAAAGAGGCGCTGGAGCGATTCCAGGCCGACGTCGACGAAATGGGTGAGTTGTTCGTCGCGACCGTCGCTCGCAATCGCAATCTTTCCGCCGACGTCGTTCGAAAGACGCAGGCAACCACCTTTCTCGGCGCCGCCGGCGTTGAGATCGGCTTCGCCGACGCCGTGATGGCGCCGGATGAAGCGTTTCGATCCCTGCTCGCTGAGCTGGGCTGACATTTCCCAACCCCAAGAGGTTTACACATGAGTATTCGCACCCTCGCGGCGCGCGGGCTGTCGTTCGCCCATCTCGCCGGCCTGACGTCGCGCGCGGCTCGCGCAGAAAGCGAAGATGACGAGCGCAAGCAGCGCGAAGACGAGTCCGATGACGACTACGCAAAGCGCATGGAAGAGAAGGATAAGGAAGAGGAGGAGGCGCGCAAGGCCGAGGAAGAAAAGAAGAAAGAAGAGGAGGAGGCCAAGCGCGCCGAAGAGGAGCGCAAAAAGGAAGAAGAGGCGCGGGCACGTGGCGAGAACGATGACGACACCGATCCGGACGCCGAAGACGATGACGAAGAAATGCGTGGCAAAAGCGCAGTAGCTCGCGCGCGCCTACGCGAGCAAGCGCGTTGCGCTGCGATCTTCGCTTCGAAGGCCGCTGCCCGCAATCCCATGCTCGCCGCGAACCTCGCGTTCAAAACGCGGATGACGCGCGCCGAGGCGATCGCGGCGCTCGAGGGTACGCCGGCTCCCGCATCGGCAGCGCACACGAACCGCGCAGCACGGAATCCCAATCTTGGTGTCGATGGTGGCGCCAAGCCGTCTCCTCAGCAGGCATTGGCGGCCCGCTGGGACGCGAACCTGAAGGCTGCAAACCCGTCCCGCCGCTGATCAACCTCTGCCCCAAAGGAACTGAACCATGGGTAACCCCACTTACACGCCGTTTCAGGAGATTTTCCACAACGGCGGCTTTCTCGTCTCGCAGGCGAACGGCCACCAGTCGATCGACCAGGGCACGCTGACCGGCGGCGCCAAGGTGCTGGCTGGCACCGTGCTCGGCACCGTCACGTCCGCCGTGACGGCTTCTGCTGCCGCACTTGGCGCGAACACCGGCAATGGCACGTTCGGCGCGATCACGGCGCAGGCGGCACCAGCGACGATGATCGGTGTCTACAGCATTCTGTTCACCTCCGCAACGGCTTTCACCGTCACCGCTCCGGACGGTCAAACCGCAACCGGCTCGACGGGCGTCGCATTCAGTGCTCTCGGTGTCGGCTTCACCATCACGGCGGGCGGTACCGCCTTCGTGGCCGGGGACACCTTCACGGTGACGACCACTGCGGCGCCGGGCAACCCGGGTATCACGTCGGCTGCCGGTGGCACGAATACCGGCAACGGCACGCTGGGTTCGCTGACTGCCGCCGGTTATGCCGCTAAGGTCGGCGTTTACGCCGTGGAGTTCGATGATGCGACTCACTTCATCGTGTCCGATCCTTTCGGCGCGGAAGTCGGTCACGGTACGACCGGCGTTGCATTCAAGGCGGGCGGGCTGTCGTTCACGATCACGGCCGGCGGCACGGCATTCGTTCCGGGCGATAGCTTCGCCGTCACGGTGGCGGCCGGCTCGGGCAAGTACAAGCCCTTCGACCCGGCCAATACGGACGGCTCGCAGATCCCCAGTGGCATTCTGTTCGCAACCAAGGATGTCACGACCGCAGACAAGCCTTGCGCGGTCGTCGCCCGACTCGCCGAGGTGAACGCGTCCGAGCTGGTGTGGCCGACGGGCATGAGTGCTGCCTCGATTACCGCTGCGCTCGCGCAGCTGAAAGCGCTGACCATTCAGCCCCGGTAACCGTCGCCTGACCTGATCAGCAAGCCGCCTCCGGGCGGCTTTTTCGTTTCCGCAATCAATAGGCCGCCAGCAAGGCGGCTTTTCTTTTTTCCCGAAAGGAACAAGCCATGGCTGGCGAAATCATTGACATCTTTAACGGCGACGCATTCAGCGCGCTGACCCTGTCCCAGGGTGTCCAACGCAACCCCTACCAACCGGGTGCGCTGGGTCAATTGAACATCTTCGATCCGAATCCGATCCGTACGACGGCCGTGTCGGTCGAAGAGCGTACGGGTACGCTGAAGCTGATCGGTTTCAGCGAGCGCGGCACCGAAGGCACGCAGCGTACGACCGAGAAGCGCAAGATGCGCTACTTC